CTAGAACTCGATTTTTTCATAAACAGCCTTCGCCTTGCGCACGCGCCTCACAAGCACCTGCAACAGGTCATCGAGATTATCGAGAACGGAACGGAATTCTTCAGTTGTCGCCTGCTGCCTTTCTTTTCCCAGGCGTTTTTCCATCTCTTTGTTCACCATCATCAGTGCGCAGATGTAGTTATTTCTTCCGGTGAGCTTCAAGGTCTTGTATTTGTAGACCATTTCATTGCCGGTCTGCTTGAGTTCAACATGGTTTAGCAGCACGTTTGCCAAACGCTTGGCCTGCTCCTGCATCCGTTTCCTGGCTTCTTCCCATTCCCGCTGCGGCTGAACCATGAAAGGCGCAGTGGGTGAGTTCTTGCGCACGGGAGATTGCTGTGCAAGTCGAACCATCTCCTCAGCCTTGCTGTCGTCGAGACCGAGGAGCTTCAGACGTTCGCGGAGGTCCGCGACGATCTGCGTGTCCTCAACCGACGTGAAGTCCTCTTCCCACAAGGAATCGACGACCTCGCCATGAACGACAACCTGATCACCCGCGCGGAGCCGCGTGGTACCGTCGAGCACCGCCTGCGGCACCTCAGGTTCATCGCCTCCAATAACCTTGTCCCAGAATGCCTGGTCATCGTTCTCGAATTGCTTGAATTCCTTCAAGCGCGCATCGAGGTTCATGCCCAAGTGAGTGACTATATGGCCGATGTTGTCAGGATGCCCCGGATCGTTCTGGACCACGACTCGCATGATGCGCCCGACAAATTGGATGTAGGGGGCTAGCGATCTAAACGGGCGGAAAATCGCCGCTACGCTCAATTTCGGATGGTCGAACCCCTCGCCCAGCATCTGCACCTGGATGATGCAGTCGAGCGAGCCGTTGCGCAGCGCGGCAAGAATGGCCGCCTGCTCATCCTCCGTCTGTTTGCTATGGATAACATCGGCATTGAAGCCGCGTTCTTGGTACAGCGAACGAATCTCCCGCGCGTGGTTGATGGAGCATGCGACTGCGATCAACTGGTGCTGCGTTCCGCTTTGGCGGAGTTCCTCGAGCTTTTGCAAGCTGCTGTCAACGATGTGCTTGTTGCACAGCCTGGCAAGCGCAACACCGCGGCTGAACCATTCCTCTTCCTTCAATTTCAGAACTTCTTCCAGCGTGTACGTCTTTCCGCCAGCATCGGAGAAGCCGAGTTCAATGGTTGAGGGGGCGACGTAGCTCGCCTTAAGGCGCTTGATATAACCTTTCAGAGTTGCGTTCCTGAATGGGTACCGGAACACCAATTCGCCATCGAGTTCCTGGCGATCGCTCCGGAATGGAGTTGCCGTCAGAAGCACGACCTTGGCCTTCGGGAAACGCTCGATGACTTTCTGCCAACTGGCAGCAGCACTGTGGTGAGCTTCATCGACGATGATCATGTCGAAAAAGTCATCAGGGAACTGGGTCAGCCATTTGTCCACGTTGGTTGCAAGTTGGTGGACGTTCGTAATAACGATATGGGACTTCGCCGCGATCGAGAGGTTGCCGCTGTCGAGCGTACAGGCGAGCGGTCCAGACAGCATCTGGTCAGTGCTTAGTACGCCGGATTTCCGCCAGAAGCATTTCTGACGGTTGGTGATGTCCATTGCCTCGTATAGACCATCCTTAATGGTGAGGTTTGGCGCGATGACGATGACCCTGCCTTCCGAAATTCCGAACGGAAGCAAGGATGCTAAGCCGGTCTTGCCGCACCCGACGGGAATCTGGAGGATTGCCTTGTTCTTGCCTGCGCGGAAGAACTCGTAGGTGCGCAAGTAACCCTCGCGTTGCGGGTCGCGAAGGTGGTCGTTCCCGTCGATCTTGAAATCAGCGTCGAGAAAAAACGACTGAAGAGGGCGAGCGGTGCGCACCCATTGGTCGAGCCCGCTCTTCTCGAAGATCCATTTTTTGCCGATCTTCCGCGCCGGAATCCGGCCCTCGCGCGCCATCGCATACAGCGCCGTTTTGCCCATTCCCAGGTAGGTCGCGGTCTCCTCAAGGGAGAGCCAGCTATCAGATTCTGTCATGTTATTCACCATTTGATGTCAAATGATAGCAAACGACAGATAGGGTGTCAATGTTGCTGCCGACCGACCCGCCAAGCTTTCGCCAGGCGTAGCCACGCACTCAGAGGTTCGGTATTAGGACGCTGATCCCGTACATGCTCGAAGCCTTCATTGCAGGAGGCAGTAGAAAGAGGCGGTAGAAGGGGTAGCGAGCAAGGCCGTGGCAACGAAGCCGGCTGACGATGCTCAATCCAGTCGGCGGCCATAACCTCGAAAGCGCAGCCCGACGCTGGGCGTTCGTCATTCTGGAGGATGGCGACAGAGTGGGCTATGATCGTGTTGCAAGCCTGCCGTCTGCTGGGGATCGTCCCCGATGCAGCACGACTTGGCCCTCTACCGCGACGCTCCCATGTGGCTCCTAGTCCACACAGCCGCAGCCTCGCAAAGCGCACGAAGTAGAGCTAACTCTCTGTCTCGTTTAAGCTTTCGGTCTCTTGGCGATTTTCGCCAAGGGCTTGACGCAGGCCCTTTTTTGCCTCCGCAGCCGCTGCATCTTTTTTGGCTGCCTGATCCTTGTTGTAAATGTACTGGGTGTAAAGTGCTCCCGTCAGCTTCAGGTCTTCTGCTTCATATACGTGCTGCTGATGGAGTTTCTCTAAACCGCTTAGGCTGGCCAGCTCGTTATCTCGGCGTGAGCGCTCCAGTGCGGTTTGCTGTTGAGGCGTTGCGTTCGCCAGTGAAACGACGGGCCCGGCATATTGCGGCGGCTTGGCGCCAGCGGTCGCTGACATTGAGCGGTTAAGCAGGTCATACGCACCTTTCAGGATAGAGACGGCGCCAGCCTGTTCGATAGCCTTTTGCGTGGCCAGATCGCTGGCCTGGTTTACCAGCTTCTGCGTTTGCTCGACTTTTGAGGCTGCCTGTTCGCGCTGGTACTCCAGCTGGTTCAGCTTATCGGTCAGCTCGATATTTTTGGCCGTGATGTCGGCCTGGTCCATGAAAGTGTTGATCAGGGTCAGCGTCGGATGGCGGTTATAGTCCTGCTGGATTTGGTCAACCGCCTTAAGGCTGTCTTTCACCTTCGCGATCTGAGAGTCGAGGTCGGCCAGGTCCTGTTTTTGCGCCTGTAAAGATGTACGGGCATCAGCCGCGGTCGAACGCAGGCCAAGCACCGACATCTGCTGGAGCTTGGTGTTGATCTCGTCGAGGTTGTTGGCAAAACCTACCGCCTCACGGTGCACCTGCTGGGTATGCTGATACAGGCCATACATCGCAGCGCCGGCACCGATAATCACTCCAGGCCAGCCACCGAGAATACCAAGAACGCCACTACCCAGGCGGGACATCACCGAGGCTGTATTGGTGAGGTTATTAACGGCCGAAGTCCTGCCAGCAAGCGCCGTATTCAGAGATGCCTGAGCAGCAGCAAGATTACGCTCAGCGACAATCTGAGCCTCAATACTCGTCGCCGCTGCACGCGCCTGTTGAGCGCGGTAAACAGCCTGGCGACCAGCAGCAACGCTAACCTGAGCTCCACGGACCTGAGCCTGCGCCAGCGCGACCTCGGCGGCCGTATTAGCGAGGACTGCCCGGGTTGACTGAGCAACGCTGCCGACCATGTTGCCAAAATAACGAGCGAGGCCAACACCAACCAGAAGACCGGCTGTATTTGCCACATCATCGATGTTATTCGCCAGACCATCCAGCACGCCAGAAAGCGTGGATGATGCGCCGACAGCATCATTCGCCCCGCCAACCCATGCGAGAAAGGCGTTTTGCACTTTCTGTGCAGATCCGCTGATGGATGCAGGAAGGGTGTCGAATTCTTTACGGAGGATCTCGACATTGGTCAGCAGCGGGACGATCTTGTTGGTCGTCAGCTCGCCGTTGTTGGCCATATTTCGCAGGCCACCAACAGTGGTACCCAGCCCATCAGCCAGCAGTTTCGCCAGGCGGCCGCCATTCTCCATGATGGAGTTAAATTCTTCGCCACGCAAAACGCCTGAGCCAAGAGCCTGGCTAAGCTGGGTGATAACAGAACTCGCCTCTTCGGTACTGGCGCCAGACAGCTTCAGTGAGGTTGCTACGGTTTCCGTAACTTTTGCGACGTCAGCAGAAGCGTAACCGGCATCACGCAGGGACTGCGCAATTCTGCTGTACAGGTTGCTGTTTGCCTCGAGGGATGTTCCGGTGCGCTGGCTAATCTCCATCAGCACGCGCTGGGATTGAACGTAATCCTCGCTGGAAGAGGACGCAAGACGAAGACGCCCATTCAACTGGTTCCACGTGTCGGCAAACTGAATCAGCTGATGTGTGGCAAATGCACCAGCCCAAGCACCGGCAAGCCCGGCAGCAGAAGATCGCACGGTTGCAAGCTGAGAATTCAGGTCAGCCAAAGACCGCTGAGTTTCACGCGTGGCCGCTGCAGCTTTTTTCCCGCCCTGTTCCATAGTGCGGTAGTAATCGGTTCCCATGCGGGACGCTCTGGAGATCTCTGACTGGAAAGAAGAAGAGTTCGCCGAAATTTTGATGATTAGCTCGCGCAGCGTTGCCATATTTCACCCATAAAAAAGCCCGCAGCCGCGGGCATCAAAGACTGGACATCCATTCTTCAAGTTCAGAGACTTCAGCGCCTTCTTCCTGCTCACCCCATTTCAGCATCACGTCAGGAATGGTGAATTTCCCGCCCTGAGAGTTCAGCATTGCAACGGAGATCTGCGCCGCCTGAACATCGGCGCGCCAGTCACCAATCGGACTGATGCGGTCGAACTCGATCCACATTTTGAGCTCGCTGGCGGTCATGGTCTGGCGCAGTTCGTGGAGAGTACGCCCCAACCGGAGCGCCAGCGACATCAGGAAGAAGGTCAGCGGCTGCTTTACGGCTTTCCCGCTTCTTCCTGGCTCATTCCGAGGTTGAGGGCCTGAGCCAGCAGGCGGGAGTGCACAGGACCATAAATTTTAGATACCTGCTCCTGATCCTCATCGCTGAATACTCGCTCGCCGTTTTCATCCAGCAGAACGTCAATAAACAGAACCACATCAGCCTCTTTGTTACGCAGAAACTTTTCCGCCTCCGTCAGCGTCGGTGCCTCTTCGCCCTCGGCGAGCTGGGGGTTAACGATCTCCCGGAATTTCACCCAGGCATCGCCAGAGGGTTCACGCAGCGTTACCTTTGCGCCATCCCATTCAGGGACCGTGATACCTTCTTTGGTGCGATAGGCTTTCGATGCTGTAAGCGCCACGTTGCGTAATGAATTCTGTGATGTTTTTTGCGGCATTTCATTTTTCTCTTGTTACATGATCGGAGGGATAAAAAAGCGGCCGAAGCCGCTCAGGAACCAGACGCGTAGATGCGTTTAGGTTTGCCGCGTACACGCAGAGAATAGGTTGCGCCCACAACAGCTGAGGTTGCTGCTGACCATGAACTTTGGCGAACCTCCACCAGCACATAAAAACCGTTGCCCGACGGGAACACCACGCGCAGCGCACGAAGTTCATCGTTTTCATATGCGGTCTGAAGCGCTTCTTGCGGTGCTTCATCGCCAACCCAGTTACGGGTGATGCTCATTTCAGCCGGCGCAGCAAGACCGTTGGTTTGCTCCTGCTCAGTTGAGCAAAGTGTGGTGACATCAATATCCCCTTTCTGCCCACCGGTGAAGGTGATCTCCTTCGTTGCACAGGCTGCTTCCAGCCAGGTAACGCCAGCACCCGGGAAACCTGAGGCGTTAAAATCCTCGGCGGTTACGGGTGCGTCGGAGACGGCAAAGGTCATCCCCTTTGTGACTTCATACTTACTGGTCATGGTTTCTCCAGTTAAAAAAAAGACTGCCTGAGCGGTCTGTTATGGTGGGTAAAGTTAAACGGTTACCTGAAATTCGAGCGTTGCCCGGTGATAGCGCAGATCAGGCTCATAGCCCGGCGTTTTCACAATGCTTTCCGGCTTCAGCACCTGCAGAGCATCAAGCGCCATATTCCTGATCGTGCGCGCTTCAGCGATGGTGCTGGAATAGACATCAACCTGCACAGAAACGGCAGATTCAGCCTGACCGCAAAGAACGTCTGCGGCCACGTCGGTAATAATCGAGAAAATTACCCAGGGCGGAGAGACTGAAGGCTTCCCGTCACTGCCGAGAGGTGCAACGTAGGGATAAACCTGCCCACCAGCCAGCGGCGCGAGCAGTGGATAGAGATCATCTTCCGTCATTTGCTTAATGCCTCATCAATCGCCTGGTTCATTCGTCTGATCGCGACTTCCGTCGCCTGCTCCTGGCGAACATCAAATGCAGGACGCACAAACGGATGAGGCGGCATATTCACCGTCCCCATTTCAACAAACCGCCAGTAAAACGCATTACGCGGGTCGCTGGCTTTCATGGTGTTGTCGCTATTACCGGTTCGCATGTTGCGTCCACGAATATGAACGCCAGAAGATATTTCCCCACGTCTGCGTGATCGCTGAGTCAGTACAACCACGTTTTTTTTCAATTTCCCGGTGCGTACCGGCGCGCGTGCGATCACCTCTTCCTTAAGCACTTCTGCCCCGGCGCGGGTGGCATCACGCAGAACCTTGTTGTTTTCAGCGCGGCTAAGCGCCTCCAGATCCTTTGCGATGTCATTCAGCCCGGAAAAATCGAGGCTCGTCTCAATCATTTTTCGGTACCCTGTTTGCAAAGAATTTCGAGCTGAATACCACGAGAATCAGGGATTGGCGGACCAATGATATTCAAAATGGCCCCCTTGAACGGGCCAGTCATAACCCTGAGTCTGGACGCAGCAGTTATATCGCTACGAAATCGTGTCCATACCCTGATAGTGGCGACTGCGGTTTCAGCACCAGCGGCTACCAGCTCGCTCCCACTAATGCCCTTTACTTCTGCCCAGGTTTCTGCGCCGTCATGCCATGTTTCAACAGGCTGGCCAGAAGGATCTCTGGATGTTGTGATGTTCTGAACCACCACCCTGTCTCTCAGTCTTCCGGCCTGCATAAAGTCCTCCTATACCCCGTAAATACGGTATGGCTGCAGCAAGGCTTCAACTGCAAACGGGACCTCTGCAACGGTCTGACCGACGGCAACTGATTCTCTGTTGGCATACCAGTGACCTATCAGCAATAACATGGCCGCTTTAACATCATCATTCAGTAGAATCGGGTCCGGGTCGTCTGCGTAGCCAGGGGAGCTTTGGTTTTCATAGAGCGTTCGCCTTGTCCATGTCTGGACGTAACGCGCCGCCGCACCGGTGTATAAAGTCAGCAGGGCATCGTCTCCGGAAAAATCGGTATCAATGCGGCAGTGCTGTTTCACCACATCAAGATCGACCATTATTTTTTCGCCTTCTTTTCCGCTTTTAATTCCGGCTGTTCCTGCTGCTGTTCCTGCTGCTGTTCCTGCTCTGCAGGATTTTCTGATTCATCGAGCATCGCATAGCCTTTTTTGATGAGCTCGCGACCGTGCTGTTCCAGAGTTTCCAGCGGAAGCCCCTCAGTAACGACGGTACCGCCGAAATAAATCGGTTTAAGTGCAATCAGTTTCATTTTCCCACCTGTAAAAGCGGCCCGAAGGCCGCTATTTCATCAGCTACCAGCGCCAGTGCTTAATGCACCGTATACAAATGCCTCAGGGCGTTTGACGGCCAGCGCCAGACGTTCCTCGCAACGGATGGTGAGCATGTTTTTCTCGAAGTCGTCGGCGTTCTCTGTGGAGATCACCACGTTCGCATCTTCGCGGTCGAAGATTTGCGCGCCTGCGTTGAAAGCACCGGTCAGGAATTTCCCCTGGAATGCTGCTGCTTCGGTGGCAACAACCGGCAGGCCCCACAGAGTCGGTCCAGTCAGCGCCGCAGGGTTAGCCAGGATGTAGCGGCCCAGGCTGTCTTTTGTCAGCTCGATCCGCGCCCAGTCAATGAAATGAAGGACATGACCGGAAGCCGGGAAGCGCGCCAGCTGCACCTGCAGCATTGCCAGACGCAGATCGTCAATACCGCTCTGCTGTTCAACAGTGAACGCTGGATCAAACGCTGATGCCTGAGGAACGATGCCATGCAGATGCACGCCGGTACCATCACCGAAGAGAATTTCCTGCTCTTCTGCGTACTTCAGCCCGTAGCGCATTTCGGCATCAACGGTGGACTGCAGCTGTGCGAAGTCATCCAGGATCTGCTTAGAGGCTTTGAACAGGTGGGCGATGGTGCTGACGCCAGTGATTTTCGGCGTAAACTCAATTTCGCTGTATGGTTTCTGCGTGTTTTCAGGAACCACTTTCGCGTTATTGGTAAAGCCCGTCTGCTGCACCCAGAAGATAGCAGAGGAAGAAGTACGACCTGGAGCAATCAGATCGCGGATAAACAGGCGCTGTTTCGGTGCCGTATCAATACCCGGCAGGCGTTGTGGCTCCACAACACCATCAGGCACATCCACCGAAGTCAGGGCAGCCTTCACCGGGATGCTGATACGTTTGCCACCTTCAACACCTGCAGCAAAGGTTTTCAGCGCCTCAGCAGAGATCACCTGCTGGCCGATTGACTCCACAACATGCTTCGCGTTTGCCAGCGGCATCTGGGCAACATGTTGCTCCAGTTCGCCCATGGCTGCCTTCAGCGTTTTTTCTGCTTCGCGCAGGGCGTTGAACTCAGAAGCCATTTTATCGACGGCTGCCTTTGTTTCTTCAGACAGCTTGCCTGACTTCTGCGCCTCTTTGAGCGCGTCTTCTGCTTTCGCGTTGAACTTGCCGGTTGCCTCTTCAATGCTGGCCGTGACTTTTTTCAGAATATCGTTTACTTCAGACATAAAGGGTCCTTATTTGACTAACGCCGCCAGGGCGCTTTCAAGTGAATTGATGGTTTCAGGTTTGATGTCTTCGGCAGCGCCCGGCGTACCGTCGTTGGTGGTGACAGCGCCAGGCATGTCACCGGATAAGGCTTTAATGAGTTTTCTGCGCTCAGAGCGCGGTGTGTTGGTCTTGGCCAGCAATGCATCAAGTTTGCGAAGCGCAGCAGCAGGCGATTCGTCGCCATCGCTGACCGCATCAGCAGAAAGCAGGCTGTCTGCCAGTCCCTTCGCCACAGCATCACTGCCACCGATATAGCTTTCCGCGTCCATCAGCTTCTGCACAGCGGCCATATCAAGGCCGGAGCGCGCCGCGTAGATGTCAGCCATAGCGGTATCGAAGGGTTCCAGTGACTGTGCCAGTTCTGCAAAATCATGGCGGTTTCCCATCGCATATACCCAGCAGTTATGGATCATCAGGAAGGCACCGCGGCCAATCTGAATATCATCCCCGGCCATCGCAATTATCGAGGCGGCGCTGGCGGCAATGCCCAGCACCTTCACCGTTACACGGCCTTCGTATTCGCGGAGCAGGTTATAAATAGCCAGACCTTCGAACATGTCGCCGCCCGGTGAGTTGATATTCACCGTGACGTCGGCGCCGTTCATCGCCCGAAGCGCACCGGCAATACGTTTAGCTGTTACCCCTTCGCCCCAGTAGTCCTGCCCGATAACATCAAAAACAGAAATGCTGTTATCGTCGGTGGCCGCCGCTTTGATCCCGCCGTCCCAGCGGTCCAGTGCGGACGGTAATGTTTCACAGGTAACGCGCGCGCAGGGGCGACCCGCCGGTGCTACCGGAAGTTGTTTTTTGCTCATCAGGAAAGTGCTCCTAAGCGGCCTGTTTCAGCGGAGATTGTTCAAAGGAAATATCGGGGAATACGTGGTTATGCAGCTCTCGCAGGGCCAGTGCCTGAACAGCAGGGTTGCTGCTTTCGAGATTTTTCAGTTGCGTCAGGTTGAGTTGAACGGTGTAGATATCGCCCCCTTCAATCGGCGGCATGTTCTCAAGACGACGAACGTCATTACGGGACATCCAGCCATTCTGAAGCGCGCTGGTATAGTATGCCGCGCGACCGGCACTATCGGCTCGCAGCAGACCTTCAACAGAGAATTCTGCAAACACTTCGTCATCGCTGTCGAGTAAGCACCGGCCAATTTCCTGCTCAATATTCACCAGCAGCGGTCGAAGTGTATGAGTCAGAAACTGCAGGTTCATACCTTCCAGGCTGGATGCCCAGCTGCTTTGTTTCGTGGTGTGACCAACCATGAAAGGCGGCACGCGAAACCAGCGGCAGATCTCCTCAATGCTAAATGCGCGGCTTTCGAGCATCTGAGCATCTTCCGGGTTCATGGTCACGCCCTGGTACGTCAAACCACCCTCAAGAACCATGATTTTCCCGGCGTTTTTCGAACCGGTAAACGCCGCCATGTAACCGCGAAGTTTTTCACGTTGAGTATCATCCAGAGCTTTATCAGAAGAGAGGAATCCTGAACTCTGCAGGCCCTGTTCGAATATCTTCGCCGCGGACTCTTCAACGGCCATTGCTGAACCGATCACATCCCGGCCAGTCTTCATCGGCATCATGCCGCAAACACCGTCCAGGCCGAACCCGCGAATGTGCATGATGTTTTTGACCGGAATGACACGTTCGCTACCGTTTTCGGTGTATTTGTATTCCAGCGCCCCGGTAGTGAGACGTTTAACCACCATGTTCTGCGGCAGTAAAGGCACCAGCGAAACCAGGCGGTTTGCGATGAATTTCTTCTCAATAAAGGCGTTCCCGCGCAGGCAAATACTGGCAACCACCATCAGCATAAAGCGTGATGGTGTCATTTCTGAATTGGGGCGGCGGCACAGTATCGAATAGGCCGGATGATCGGTTGCCGCTTTACGCGAACCGTCAGGCTGTCGAACGTATATTTTCAGCGGAAGGGTTGAAATAGACTCGCTTAACAGCCTTACGCATGCCCACACAGCCGATAGCTGGATGGCTTTATCGGCCGTGACCACCTTTCCGCTGCTGCTGGTGCCAAACCATTCCTCCCAGAACGTGCCGGTAGTCAGGCTGATAGGCACACCAAGCCAGTTAAGCAGAGCGCTTTTCACCCTGCCTGGCTGTTTGTTTTTTTTCATCAGAAACCTACCATGATGGGATTATTGAAGAATCCGGAGAGATCCTGCTGGTCGTTGCCACCGTTAACCAGAACGCGGCTCATTGCTGTGAACAATGCCGCCGGGCCATCAATCTTGGCCTCTGGTGTGGACTTGTTCGGGAAAATGTTCTCGTTCCGGTCAGGTTTGACGGTTACGTTGGACATCATCCAGTTCATTACCGGGTGATCGCTGTGATGGAAGCGGCCGCCGTATACCAGTGCTTCGACCTCTTTCATCGCCTCAGAGAAATTGCGAACCGTCTGCGGCACTTCCACCAGCGGCAGCCCTTCTTCTGCCAGCGCAAGGCTGAACTGCGTCGCACTCCACGGGTCGAAGCCAATTTCTTTCAGACTCTCGCCAGCAACCCACACCTGCAGCTCTTCCTTAATCTGAGCATGGTCGATTACATCCCCGTCGGTAAGGATCAGCTTGTCCATCTCGGCCCACTTACGATAGAGCTCTGCCATCTGGCGTGAACATTTCTCAAGGCGTCCTTCCGGCAGCCAGAATTTAAAATCCGCATGAACGTGGCCACCTGGCGCGCGCCAGACTTTAGCGGCCGCACAGATATCAATTTTGTTTGAAAGGTCAACGCCCACCCAGGAGGGATAGGTTTTAAGTTCGTGCTGCGGGGCGATAAACTCGCATTTTTCCCATTTCATCATGTCCATCCAGGCAGACTCAGCGGTAACCCAGATATTCATGTGCTTGGTGAAAAAGTTAATCCTGGCCGAAACCTGCTCTTTCGCCTTTTTAGCCAGGCGGCGCAGGTCATCCCAGCGCTTACAGATACCCAGCCCCGGATTCGCCTTCTGCCAGACTTTTTCATCAAAGGGATCGTCACCTTCATCTAAGGTGTAGATGATGGCAAAAAACGTATCGTCTTTAACCAGGCCGCGCAGGACCTTGATTGCGTAATCGCGTAGTTCGTAACAGATACCTTCTTTGTTGAAGCCGGCGGTGGTGATACCGAAAAGCAGGGATTGCAGGCGCGCGCCGGTGGCCGTCTCCAGTACGTCCCAGACGTCACGCGTTTTATGAGCATGCAGCTCGTCAACGATGGCGCAGTGGATGTTCAGGCCGTCGAGGTTGTTTGCATCTGATGATAATGGCTCGAATTTGGAGGCCGTTTGCTCCTGGTAGATAGCGAGCTTGTTGAATTCGAAGATCCGCCCAAGAGTGGCTTTCGCCTTCTTGACCATATTTTTCGCGTCTTCAAAAACAATTCGCGCCTGGTCACGGGTGGTTGCAGCGGAATAAACCTCCGCCCCGCCCTCGCCGTCAGCGCCAGCCATATAGAGCCCCACGCCGGAGCAAAGTGTTGATTTGGCATTTTTACGGGCCACCTCAACATCTGCTGTACGGAAACGCCGAACCATCACCGTCCGACCGCTGCCGTCGTTACGCAGGACGGTTTCCCCCGTCTCTTCGTTCACCAGCGGGATAACAAAGCCAAAAATATTAATCAGGATGAAAACATGCCAGTCCATCAGCTCAATAGGCTGGCCTGCCAGCGCACCTTTGACGTGAGGAACAAAATTATAGAAATTCAGAATGTGCTGCGCGCGCGGCTCACTGAAGAAAATACCGCGCTCTTCGCCGTGTGCCAGATCGTCAAGAAAACGCTGACAGGCAAGGCGCACATACTCACAGGCAATAATTTCTCCCGCCACCACCCTCTCGGCGTAGCGGATGCCTTCTGCAACCTTAGCCATTAATCCCTCGCTTTCATAAACTCGGCCAGCGGGTCAACCGCATCAGGACCTTTTGCATTCACTTTAGAGCGGCTTGCTGGCGTCATGCCGAACTCACCGAGCATGGCGCGCAGACGTTTCCAGGCATCAGCTTTCATGACGGCTGCCGGGTGAGCCTTGATCATCACATCCCCGCTCTGCGTTTCGATCCGGTAGGTGTACCCCTCAATTTCAAGCGTGTCGCAGTGGTGCCGGTATTCGGTATATGCCTCAACCAGCAACTCAAGGGCTCTGGCGTCCAGTTGGGACATCACACCAATAGCATCGAGCTCGTCGGCCATCCGCTTAAACCAGTATTTCCCTTGCTTGTCGAAATGCTTCGGCGTTGGGGGTACCCCTGCAGCTGGCTTTGGTTCATTTTCATTAATCGGGCGTTTTGATGGGTTACCCCTCACCAAACGTAGATGGGTCGGGGTTTTCGGTGGTCCAGACATAATCGAAAACTCCTATTAATCATCGAGTGGGGGGCCCCTAAAAAAAGTTTTCTAACCTGCGGCGATGTGAAAAGAGGTTAGGCGGCGGTCCTTTGGCGCGTCGTTCCTGAACTTTCAACCCGCCCTCCCCCTCGGCTGACACAAATGAGAATCGATGTCATTTGAGTCTTTCGACCGCTGTCTTAGCCCTGTGGCAGGGCTTGCAGAGGCTTTCGAGGTTGGACAGGTCATCGGTCCCCCCATTTGCTTTGGCGGTGATGTGGTCCACCGTCTCAGCGGGTGTATACCTTCCATTTCGCAGGCATTCCTGACAAAGGTGTTTATCTCTGTCGAGAACGATTGGGCGCAGCCTGTCCCACTTGCTGCCATAACCTCGCTGATGCCTGCTTTGTCCTCGCTGATGCTGCTGCCAGCCTTCGCCAAGGTGCTTGTGACAATAGCCCGAGCGGTCTGTGGTTGTGCCAGGACAGCCACGCTTACGGCATGCTCTCGGTATTAACGCAGGCATCAGGCTAACCTCCACGCCCGGCGGCGTTCTGTGCGTGGCGCTGAGTCAGGGTGACGCTCAACCGGCTCGCCGTCAGCATGGTCCACCAGCGAGTAACACGGATAGATCACTGATCCACCCCAAGCGTCACCCACTGCAAAATCGGCAGGCTTATCACTGTCCCATCGAGATAGCACACGGCTTATACGGTGAGGCGGCACGCTGTAGCAAACACCATGAATCAGGCGAGGAAACGAAATGAATTCATATCGAGCTTTATCAGCAATGATTAGCCGTTCGGCTATTTGCATCTGATACTGAGGAGGCCGACCAGTACCGAGGTAAAAGCTCAGAAGGTCATCTGGGCAGCGCACTAACCAGTCGGTTACCTTTTCGGTGAATCCAGGTACCGGCAATGCGTCGTCTTCCAGCACCACTACCCGGCAGGGTTGGCAGGCAGCCCACTCAAGCGCGCGACGATGATTCCAGTTCGCGCCGTGGTTACCGTCATCAATAAGCAGATGAGCATCCAGCAGCGCTGCAAGATGTTGCGCATGTCCTAAGCGGGTGTGATGGCCGACCACCACAAACTTTATGTTTTCAGCCACCAGCGAGTCTCCAATAAAAAAACCGCACGATAGCGGCTACTGTCTGAATATCAGGGTGTTGCTACGCTTTAACCCTGGGTAAAGTGGGTGTTCAGCCCGTCAGTGGTGGGACACTGGCGAACTCAATGAAGAGGGATGGCTGATTACCTCTGGTAAGGAATGGAAATGTCTTACATCCATAGTCGTGAGTGGGTTGATTCAGGGAGCATAGTTTCAGTTCAGTGCTCACATCAGATAAATGTGTTGGTCATGGATGACACAAACTACAGTAAGTACAAGCGTGGGCAGAGTGCGAAGGTTTACGGTGGATTTTATACCGGTTTCCCTGCCAACATTTCAGTTCCACACTCTGGAAACTGGAATATAGTTCTCGCTCTCCCTCCAGGTCATCGAGCAAATATCAACTACTCAATCAACATCATTGGGTAGAAGTAATTGAGCTTTTGCTTGATATAGAGCATCTTCAAGGACGGCAATTATTTTTTGCTGTGTGCCGTCCTTCAAGTATCCCAAAGAAGCCATCCCCTCTAAAGAAGCTGAATCTCGAACCCAGATCACTTCACCATCTTTTTTAATTTCGACTTTCATAGTCAACCCTCACTATTTATGTTTCCACCAAGCATTTTCTTTACCGATCCCATCAGTTTTGAAAACGGTGTGCACATGAGGTCCGGTAATCACCTTTCCTGCGAATGACTGCGCGACAATACCGAACGCCAGCATGTCACCCACCGCGGCGCCAGCCTGTTCTTTCTTCCAGAAACGATAACTCTCGATCCGGTAGTAAAGACGGATGATGCCGTGAGCGAACGCCATTACATCAGCGCGGGTGCCACCCAGCAGGCCAGCGTTAAGCATCACATCGCCGCGGTGCGCTTCAATGAATTCCTGATAGATATGCTCAGGATGATTCTGTTTCGCCCATGTGTCGGCGTAGGTCTTCGGTTCAGAACCGACGTACACCTTTCCGGGCTCCATTTCTTCCCACGGCGCGCGAAGCATTTCGACATCGGTACCATCAGTACACCAGACGAACCTGTACTCAGGGTGATCTCGCAGGTGCTGCCAGATGTGCAGCCAGCGACGAAAGTAGACATTCATCTTCACGTCAGGAACGCGGTAAAGCTCAACGTCTGCCGGTGCCGTCTGCAGTTCATCCACCAGCGCGATACGGCCACAATTTCGAAGCGAGGCAGCCCACTTGGTCAGCATGTCAGGTGCGGCCGCCATTTTTGTACCGCGCTGCGGGTCTGTCTGGCTGGTAAGCAGCGTTGTTATTACCACGTCGCGCTGAGATCTATATTCGGCATAGCCCGTATATCCTGAATCCCGGCGCTGCCCGTAAATCACAGCGTTCTTTTTATCGAGCGCTTCACGTTCTGGCCTCGGTATGCTGCGCGCGCCTTCTTCGTACTCGTCCATTGAGTGAATCAGCTTTTCAGAGCCAACTACATCAGCAAACGCCCAGGACGTTAAGCCAGCGTTATAAATCCGAAGCGCCAAATCAGGATGCTCATACATGCCCCGGCCATACACCGGATCGAACCCGCCCACCTTCTCGATGGCGCTGCGGTGGTAGTACAACATCACGCCACGCTGCCCGGTGTAAGCAATATGCTTATTATCCCGGTACAGAACGGTCATATCGTTAATTTTTCGCGGGCCAGCCAGATCGAGAAACTGATAAGCCAGGTGCGGCTCTGGTGATTCGATATACGGCAGGTGCCAGTTATCGGCGATGGGCCAGGCATCATCATCCCATAGGAATAGATGCTCGCACCCAGCATCCATAAGGGATGACAGGCTGGCGTTCTTAGAAGCAACAATGCCGAGTGATGTTTCATGGCTAAGCAGCTGCACGCCATCGGGAACTACCGCTGCAGGTTTTGAACCATCATCGACAACCACCACCAGCGCACCGGCGGGAAGATGCTTCATGTGATGTTCGAGCGCTCGTTTAAGAACGTCTGCGCGTTGGTGCGTCGTTATTGCAATCCCAATCCGGGAGAATACGGCACCAGCTGGTACATACGGTACGCCATTGATAGAGACTTCCATAAAAGCCCCTTATCGACTACCGAGATTATTCCAGATAGCGCCTCCCGGCCTCAGCGAATTGCGGATAGCATCGCCCACTGCGTCATCCACTGCCTGTTTCAGGCTGGAGGTTGAAGCTGCCTGATCAGCTATCGCAGTCTGAAGGGATGTGAACAGATCGCTTTCGCGTACGGCGGAGATAATGGCTTCGCGCATCTCATCAGTGAGAATGGTTTTGGTGGCATTACTACGACCATCGTGAACATGACTAATTGTCCCGGGGAAACCACCAAAATCCAGACCACCATTCAAGGATCGCTCTTCATTATTGCTGGTTGATTGAGCGGCTTTATGCGCCTTAAAGTTGTCAGCCTCAAACACTACTTTACGCTGATCATCCTCAACGCAGATAGCCATGCCAGCAACGTGCAGTTTGCCGCCGTGGTTCACGTTCATCTTTAAGCTATAGTTGGCAGACACTACGGCATCGCCAATCATCGTATCGGTAACTTGCACCTGACGGTGAATCGGCGTTCCGTTTATCAAATCTTCAAATTCTTTGCTGTTGCGAATTTCTTCACGAATAGCATCTATCGCCTTTTGCGCGCTGTCAGGTTTAATCCAGTATGCGGGGTAGTATTCCTTAGCCACTGGTTCACCAAAGCGCGTATTGACCAGGTGCTTAATAGCAAACTCCTGCCCTTCAGCAGTCAGGAAAGTAAGATAGTTTTCCTTCTGATATTGCGTTGCGGTATGTCGGGTTTCAGCAAACCCCAGTTCGCGAAGCTGTGCTGCACCAGATTTAGATGGCAGGTCGCCACTTTGCAGCGCACCACGGAAAAACAGAGCATACAAAACATCTGCCGCGCGGCCGGATAACTTAATGTTTTTCTCTGACATGATTTATTTCCTTTTAGACGTGAGCCTGTCGCACGGCAAAGCCGCCGAAAGTTAACGGTTTGCCCAGGCTCACAGCTGAAAGACTTTCTTAGATGTGCGCGTGCGATGCGCATAAAAAAGCCACCAGCGGATGCCAGTGGCTACTTAATTTTTAAACGGATTACTTAGCGAGAATTACATAATCAGAAATTAACTCTGCTTTTTTCGAATACTCTTTTGCCAAGCGCTCAAGCTCACTCGCTTCGAGTTTCCCGGACTGTGAGCTTTTGATGTAAGCGGCAATCTCGGATTCGTGCAGTAGGACATTTGGGTTTTGGGAAATAATTTCTTTTACAGCACTATAAAATATTCCCATATCGATAGGATGCCCTGTATGCCATGTGGAGCGAGCAAGCCATTTATCTAAAGCACTAATACCTTTCAACATAAAACCTCCTGTTTGTGTGGAATGCTATCCTCCCACCAAATGGGTTATGTCAAAAATGTTTTTTCCATTATCGCAGGCACTCGGGGAATGCCTGCTGTAATGGCTAGTCCTCAAGTTGAAGGACTCCATGCTCTTCTGAACCTGAATAGGCGACCAGACCAGTGTATTCCGGGATAACCTCGCCATCATCGGCTTCAAGTTCTGGAATTGTTGCGGTTGTGATGGTGTATTGTGGCTGGCCGTCTTCTTTCGCGAAATTAGCCAGGTCTTCGATTTGTTTGGCGGTGAGAACTACAGTCATGGTCATTCCTCAGTAGTTAAAAGCCCCGCTATTGCGAGGCTCGATATATGTTTTTTGGGCTAGCAATCGGCATCTGGACGCGCTACAGCGCGACAGGCCCACATGCAGGCTTCCTGCATTTTGGTGCGCGCAATGGCGAGACAGCGGGCAGCTTCGTGTGCTTCAGTTGAGTGGTTTCCGGTAGCAGATAACTCATCGTTGACATGCTCACGTTCTGTATCAAGTAAATTACAGAAGTGTCGGCTGACACCCTTCAGGCGATTCATGCGCTCAATATCACCAGGCGTTAAGGTTCGATAGCCTTTAACGGTGGTGCCGTCCTGAGGTTTAGCTTCGCTCATCGGTTTCTCTCTTTTTGGCGGGTATGGAAACTTACCCGCGATTGAATGTGAACACAGCAGCATGCGTCACTCCTGCTTCTGGCAGTTCGCCTGCCACGCTTTTTTAAAGATCACTGGCGCTCTTTTTCAATCTGCCGTATGCCAGCCAGGTTATTGTTGCCCTTTTCAATCACGGCCAGCAGCGGCTTAATCCAGAGAACAGCCTGACAGTAGGTTATTGAGCCGGGGGAAGTGGCACTATCATTGGCTGTGTCAGTGTTGCCGGTATCGGGGTACATTGCGCTGGCACGTAAACGGTGCGCGTATTCGAGCAACCCACCAGCAACATCAGCAGGAACAGGCAGATCACAGGTTTTTTCACGGCGGAGAATCTCCCGGTATTCGATAACGGTGTTATCGGTGCTGGCATCAATCAGTGAATTGTTGCGGCTGGCGTTTTCGGCTACCTGGTTAAAACGGTTAAAGTTAAGAGCCTGTGTTGCGATAACCGTCCCCTGCAAAGTGTTATCATTTCGCAGAACGTCATTATCACTCTTCAACGTAGCTACATCGGTTCGGCTATTTGCCAGCAGGACACACAGCACGGCAACGACGACAATCACAACCGCCAGCGCTATTGAGCGCCATGCAGCTTTGATATCAGCAAGGGTAATCACGACAGGAACAGAGCACGCTCTGCCTCACGCCGCCGCGTCAGCCCATTCAGGACTTTGCCACCAGCTTTATTCCAGCGCAGGAACTCGTCAGCAGCGCCAGCGTAATCACCGGAGTTGAGTTTGCGCAGCAGCGTCGAAGTGGACAGCGCCCGGGCGCCGAGGTTATACGTGAATGCCACCAGCGCATCGAACTGACCCTGTGTCAGCCCCACTTTAACCAGACGAGACACGTCGCTTTCGTAACTGACAAGGCCAGTTTTCAGCAGGCGTTCTGCTGTCTCTTGCTTAATTGTCATCCCGGCGCGGACTGGAATGCCGTCGACAGGCTGAGTCCAGCCATATCCGATCGTCCACACACCGACGCTGTCCTGGTAGGCGGTGAGCTTGCAGCCTTCGAATTCTTTGATCAGGGCAATGCCCTTTTCGCTGGTTTGCATGGACTACTCCGTTATAACGACCTTCGCCAGGTTCCCGCGAGCCAGCCACACCGCCATGCAGATGACGGAGTTAAGCAGAAGATCGCCAAGGTTAACCTGAACGTAGTGGCCGAGCAGAATGTTGAAGGCGTTGAATCCGGCGGCAAGGATGACCAGATAGGCCAGTACCGCGACACTCAGGCGATGACGCTTTCCCTCTTTCCGGAAAAACATCAGCCTGACCATGATTAACAGGCAAACTATGGCGTTTGCATCCATCAGAAGAAGCTGCCATGTCATTTATCTTCCTCCCCCAGCCCCGGCATCTTCCCGCTTTTTGATTTGCGGAGAATGCGTAGCAGGACTGCAACGGAAATGGAAGCAGTGACAATTGCACCGACAGCTGGCGATACCTCAATGCTGGCCGGTGGCTTCATCAGGCTTAACGGCGTGTTGATTATGCCGGCCATGATTTTCGCCATGGGCACGGAGAAGAACACGCCACTGATAAACGATATCAGCGCAAAGATAGCCTGCTTCCAGAGTTGATGGGGATCTGAGGTCAGAACGTATAGCGCCGTTCCGGCAAGCGATCCAAGCATCACTGCTGGAGTCGCCTCCGGAAACAGCGTGGCAAAGGTTACACCGACTGATGACGATGTAAGACCAACGCCTACGATAGTGAAGGTCTCAGACATAGTTATTCCGTGTGTAGTTAGTTCAGGCCCTCGTGACGATTTAACAAGAAGGCATGTCGAGGATGGTTCCCGGGGCCTGAAATAAAAAAGCCCGCGACAGGCGGGCAATATGGGGGTAAGGCAATGTCGGCTCGATGGCCTAAGGGTCCCAGGCAGTGGGTTCTGTGTGCGGCGTACCGCAAATTAAAAAGCCCCTGCATCGCTGCAAGGGCTTGTTTTCAGCTTACCGATAATTCAAGCCGCCTGCCTAAAGCTGCAAGGGCTTTCTGTATCGTGTCAATTTTCGTCGAGTGCTTCAGGTCAAACACCCTGGTCATTTCCTGCTTTTTGATTCCCATGCGGCTAGCCAGCTCAACCTGAGTTAAGCCGGATCCGATATAGGCGTTGAGCAGAATGACCTTTGCGGCCACGCTTGCCGGAACCTCGACAAAATCACCGGTCACACCTCCCGGCTCAGGAACACGCTCATTATCTTCGAAGTAAAACTCGAATGCTGTAACGAGCGCATCCAGTGCGTTTGCCAGCGCCTCTTCCCGCGTATCGCCCTGAGTTAACGCCTCGGGAACGTCCGGGAATGAAACTACATATCCGCCACTGTCGGGCGTTAAAGTTACTGGATATCGCATATCGTACTGATGAAGCTTTCCGAGTAACCAGCCCCGAAGGGCTGGTTTATTATTTGAGGCCTAACTGTTTAAGTATCGCCTTTCTCAGTGGTTCTTTTATCTCATCGCCGGGATGTCTTGGCATTACGCTTCGCTTCCCGTTGTATCTCAGTTTCAGGTGGTTAGTACCGTTTGAAACTTCGACTCCCTGAGATTCAAGCCACCGCCTGAACTCGTTTTGCTTCACCACTCCTCCATTCTGTTGAACATGGGATTATAGTAAACATTTATGCTTACCATGTAAACATTTATGCTTACCTTAATGAAGGAGGTTGCAATAAAAAAACCCGCGCAGAGGCGGGTTTGATGTCGTGTAGGCGTAATATCCCACGATGTAAAGCATACAGGACAGTTTTATGCAAAGTCAACACTAACGTGCAAAAAAATGTCGCTATTTGCTCCGATCACATCAATAAGTTGTTGCCTTCTCGAATTCCACAGCCGCTTGACGCTCCCCATGACGCAGAGTGTCCACCAGCATTTCATAGAAGGGTTTCCAGTTGCGTGACCATGATAACTGATGAAGCTCCGGAAGACGCTTCAGAATGGCCCGGTGCACGGTAGCCGAGGAGATAGCAGAGAAGCCATTACCAGAGCAACGCTCACACGTCTTGAAAACCGGTGCGCCGCGTTCTTTAGTGGCTTTGCGGTCCAACACTTCGCCTTTACCGCCACACCTGCACCGGGCAAGGATCACTTTCTTTCCTCCGCACGTTCCGCAAACCCTTTTCACCAGCTCATTTTTAATCTTCGGGGCAACCACTTCAGCACCGTCGGCGTCGAAAATACCAGGATGTTTAACCACATCCTCATTCCCGGAGATAAACCCGGTACCACTGCAACTGTGACACGTCACGCTGGTGGCTGCAGAACGGGAGTAATCAGCAAAGGCAAATTGCGCCAGCATCTGCATACACCATCCGAAATGGCCACCAGCTGCTTTGCGAACATTCTTTGGTGCCGTTTCCATCGCGTAACGAGCCAGAGCCTGAACTGCGAGCTGTTCATCTGTTTTGCTAATGCCAGCCTTGCCGAAGAAAGCAGCCAGGCCGAATCGCGCGCGGCTGCTGGTGGTACCAATCGCCGCCATAACATCAGTGCCGGTGAGACGATCCGGAGAGGTTCCTTTCACGTCATCGCTGATGTGCATTCCCTGAGGACTAAAATGTTTGAGTGATGCTTCCAGTTTCATGCGGCCACCTGCTGTTTTTTATAGAAAACCAGCTCACGAACCTGATCGCCGTTCATGAGCATATTGTTGAAATCATCGTGATCCGGCCAGTACACGCTCACGCGCTGCAGGTCATTTTTAGCCACCAGATTTGCGTGAGCGCATTCGCAGGCAGCAGCTAAACCCGTAGCGCTTGTCTCGTCGCGGTCAGCAAAAATAATCAGATGCTTAACGCCTGCCGGGACCCGGAATTTCTTCATAAAATTGGCGGTCATAGTTGCCCAGGTGTTCACCTTATAAATTTGATGTGCAGACAAGGCGGTTTCGATTCCTTCTGCGATGCCAAGTGTGCTGGCGACCGGGAACATACGGATAGCGACCGAACGAGCGTGATCAAGATAGTTATCTTCCTGCAGCAATTTCTGCCGCTTGGCGCTGGCCCCGATGTCAGCCTTCTTTGCACCATCCAATAACGTCTGATGGAGGTAGCAAAGCTCCCCTTTATCGTCTGTTGCCAGTGAATAAATAGACTGGTACACCCGCCCGTTATGCCTTTGCTTAGGGTTGAGTCGCACGGCCTCAGTTGGAAGCTGATAAATACCGCGTGAGTTCAGATATTCAGCGCCGGATGTACCACGCAGAGGAGACATTTTTGCAAAGTTGTTAAGTACCTTTTTCCGCAGCTTAGACGCGTCGCTAGTCTCGGGAACCTTGTCACGTCTGAACGTATTGCCGATCAGTGCATCGATTTCCCGGCAAACCTCGTTGAATGGTTTGCCCTGGGTTTCGGTAACCAACTTAAGCCCGTCACCGCTGCCGCAGGTACAGATCCATGTTCCTGCGCCGTCGCGGTCGTCGATGCGGAATTTGCCAACCGAATCACACAGCGGGCATTTCCCTCTAAAATGGTGTTTACCGGTGATCGGCGGCAGTCCGTAATGCTCAAAAATCATGGCCCACTGGCCTTTTGCTGCTTCTACCGTTTTCATGCTCGTTTTCCTAACTGCTGTCTGATCTCACTGACGCGGTTAAGCGCCTGCTGAACTCTTGCCGGGTTCGGCTGCTCTTCTGCCTGCTTTTGCAGGCGCTGCTCTTTTTCGCGTTGCTTAGCGAAGGCGATCAACTTGTGCTTAATGAAGTTTGAAACTGTCGGCGTGATGTCCATCGGGTAATCGCTTAGGCCTTTCGGCCATACGCCAAAACGTTCGCGGAAGGTGTGAGAACACCAGGCATCGCTGACAGGCTTTTTCCCCAGCGATACGCGCTGGCGTTGATAGAATTTGATCTGACTCCACCAGGCTTGTTTCTCTTCCTTCGTCGGCTGGCGCTGCTCGCCCCCAAGTTTTTTGAGTTTTCGCCCGGTGTCGGTATCAATGTCCTCACCGGCCAGCGGCTTGTGGCCACATTTAGGGCAGACATAGACGCCAGCAGGCTTCATGAAGTGGCATTGTGAGCATTCGTGAGGCAGCTTTTCTGCTCGTTCCTCAGCTGCGCGGCGCGCGCCCTCCTCCATCCCGTCTGATTTACCCGGAAGATCGTCATATTCGATAGAGTCCGGATAACCCAGGCGGTGCACGGTGCCGCTGTGATCGAAGATGAGGCAGGACTCTTTACCCGGTGCGGTGCGCAAGCCACGCCCGAGCGCCTGCAGCCAGCGAATTTCGCTCTTTGTTGGCCTGGCGTAGATGATGCAGCGAACATCGCTGTCGAACCCGGCAACCAGCACGCCCACACTGACGATGATTTTTGTGGCGCCAGTTTCGAAGCGGTGAATGATGGTTTGGCGTTCTTCCGCAGGCGTTTCTGCAGTCATAACCTCTGCATTTACGCCAGCCTGGTTAAACTGAATAGTCAGAAAATTAGCGTGGTCTACGTTGACGCAGAACGCGATTGTCGGCAGGTCCCGGCCGTTCTCAAGCCAGTTTTGGACGATATCGCCCACCAGCGTGGAACCGCACATGACCTCCGCCAGCTGCGCCTCGTTGTAGTCGGTACCGTACTGCAGCGACGGAGAGGTTTTAACACCTTTCAGATCCGGCTTTGTGGGCGCGTAAAATTCGTATTTGCTCAGGTCGCCGCGCTGGATCAGCTCGCCGATGGTGGTTGGCTTAATCAGTCGGTCATAGTATTTGCCCAGGAACGGGGAAAACGGTGTACCCGACAGGCCGATCACTTTCACGCCTTTTTCACGCAGGCGTTCGATATCCTGCAGGATGCGTTTTTTGCGCAGGTGCGCTTCGTCGATAATCAGCAGATCGATATTGTCAGGGAACACGCGACGAATAAGTGTATCGGCGCTGGCGATTTGTATTTTGAGGGTAGGATCGTAGTTTGGGTGATCCGCCCAGACATAGCCGATTTCATCACCCGGCAACCCATACTCCACAAAACGGTTTGCTGTTTGGGTAATGAGGATCTGGTAAGGCGCGCAAAACATTACCCTCATACCGCGGCTGACGAACCCCGCAACGATGAAGGCGGCCAGTCCTGTTTTACCGCTGCCCGTCGGCGAGTACACCATGAAGGTTTCCGTATCCTTCCAGTCACGGCGCAACATGTTTAGCGCTCGTTCCTGTGCAAAATTCGGCGTGATCGTCAGCTCCATTGTGCTGCCCCCGTGCTGATGAGATAATAATTTTGTGATGTGGTTTTCATGGATTCCCCCTCACATGGCTGGTGGCCTCCCCAAAGGCTGCCAGCCTCCCTTCTGATTCAGCTCCTCTGAAAAATTCACTCTTCCAGGAAGAACCCTTTTCGTTTCTCAGCGCCTGAGCGCTTTGTACTACCTTGCTGATACAGGCGTTTTTTAAAATTGCGCCCTTAAGAAAGTGATCTACTTAACCAATGGATCTCTCCTGTTGGAAAAGACCCTATTCCTACCCCTACACCCAATCCCCCCTTACCCCCCTTTCCCTCTTCCCCACAAAAACGTACTACTTACCTAGTACATGCGGGGAATTGAGTTAGTGGGTTGCCAACCTGAACAGGCACCTTTAAGCCTGCTTTTGTCCGGGTACCTTTAAACCCGCAACAATCAGGAACGTGGTGGCGTTCCGGCCAGGGGAGGTTCGGCGGTATACCCCTGTAAAGCCCTGCCGTGATTTCTCACAAACAGGCGAAGCCTCGTATTTGCTTCATGCCTTGCCCGGTTCTCCTTGCGGTATGAAACGGGCTCGGCTTCAAACGATTCCTGATACACAGCTGCATAACGCTGAATGGCTTTTTGTCGCGCTGCTGGCGCCAGGCTCAGTAATTGCTGCTTGATCCATTCGGCGTCGGCCTGGCTAAAAGCCACTGGCATATCAACCTGTTGATAATCAAGTGCCATATCACTGCTCTTTTTCTGGCTTTGGGAATAGCTCCGGTAAGTCAGGTCTGATTTGATATGCGGCAACTTGTCCTTCAGCTGCGGCTACAATTCTTAGAACGTGCTCTGCTTTAACTTTTTTTCCATGGCGCCATTTCCATACTGTTGCCTGAGATACGCCGCAAAGCTTAGCCAGCGCCCCCTGGCTACCGGCCCGCCGGATGGCAATGTCGATTGGCTCTGAAATCATAAAACCCCCTTAGTAATTAAATATTACTTTAGCGATTACGCTGATTGTAAGCAAGGTGTCTAATTACTTTTTGACTTAAAAGGTCGTTTAGGCTAAGTTTTTAACAACTTATGGAGTAATTAGAATGAACAACAACACATACTCAGCCCGGTTAGTCGAAGCAATGAAAGAAGCTGGCTTTACACAAGCATCCCTTGCAAAAGCGGTGGGGATGTCTCAGTCCAGCATCTGGAAGCTTACTTCAGGCGCGGCGAGCGGCTCACGAAAAACTGTCCAGCTATCACAGGTACTGGGGGTTAGACCTGAGTGGCTTTCCTCAGGTGAAGGTCCAAAATACGTGGTAGGACTGATGGAGTCCGGACAGTCTATTTCGCATGAGCCAGTAAGAGACACCTATCGTGTCGACGTTCTTGATGTTCAAGCCAGTGCAGGTCCTGGAACCTTCGTGTCCTCTGAGTTTATAGAGACAATAAGGGCTATAGAGTATACCGAAGAGCAGGCAAGGCTTATGTTTGGTAACCGACCAGCCCATGCTATCAAGGTCATCACTGTAAATGGCGACAGCATGGAGGGAACCATTGACCCGGGTGATTTTGTTTTCGTCGATACTTCGATCAATCATTTCGAAGGTGATGGGATCTATGTCTTCATTTTTGGGAAGACTATTCATATCAAACGATTACAAATGCTTAAAACAAGCTTGATAGTACTTTCTGATAACAAGCTATATAACTCTTGGGATATTGAGGAGAGTGATGAAGGTCAGTTCCACATCCTCGGCAAAGTATTAATCAAACAATCAGCAGCATTTAAACGCTTCGGATAATTCCCCCCCCACACAATGCTCAGGCCGCTTTAGCGGCCTTTTTTTATCCTTACAACTCAACAAACTACCAAAGCGATTAATAAAAAATTACTTAAGTTGTTGACACTTCGTTTCATCCAGTCCATTCTAATTACAACCTAAGTGATTGGCGGTATAAACAAGAGGTATCAACCTATGACTACTAAAAATCTTATTCAGCTTATTGATATCCCTGATTTCAGATTCACCAATCAGAAGCCGGATATTAACTATGGTGATGTTGCAGATGATTGTGATTCAAAAACCATTTCGACTATCGAAGCAATTCGTCATTTAAGCGAATCAATATTCAAATTGTCTGAGAATGAAGATAACGAAAATGAAAAAATTCGCAATCTTTCAGCCATTATTTGTGACCTAGCAGATCTGGCAATTGCTACTAATAAAATCTCACAAACCGCTGCTTATCTTTCTGGCGTAAAGGACGGAAATCATGGCGCATGAATTTTCTTTAGAAAAAGCAAAAGAAAAGGCACATCAAGCAGAGATAATTTGCCGAATGATGGAAGTGTACCCAAACAAAATGGACTGCACTGAAATTGAAGCTGTAGCTTCACTTCTCAGCAAGTTAACTGGTGATGTATGCGCTTGGCTCGTAGAAGAACAAGCTATAAAAGATAAAAAATAAACAAAAAATCAATTCCAACCATTTATTTCAGCTTAATTGCTGTGGAATCTCACACACATTTTTTTGGTGGACACTATGAGAAATAAATACGCCTTTAAGACAGCAACGATGATGTGCAGCGCCGGTTATTGGGATATTGCAATTTTATTTTTAAAAAAAGCTTATGGGAGATAATCATGACTATACAGCAGCGCCAAGATATTCAGGGTGTGAACATTAAAGCTGAACAACTCAACTTCCTTATGCAAACAATTCATGCCCATCACAAGGATTTCGACTGCCATCAACTTGATAGGCTTTTAGGTCTTGCTTATGACCTTGCAGGCGAAGTTTATTCCTGGACAGAAAAAGAGGAAGGAATCGTTCTTCAAAATGAAGATCAGCAAAGAAGGGATAATTAGATGAATGATTTTATTAACACCTACCGACGCAGAATTTTAAAAGCAGCGTTATTACGCCACCAGCGTAAAACAGGCGGTAACTGCCTTGTTATCAAGCTCAATAAAGGCGGTATTAAAACGGTCGAGTTAACAGAGATTCTTCTCGATGGATTATTACGAAAATTTGAAAGGCTCGCGATCAGTGAGTACGGGAATGTCGAAGGCGTAAAAGCTATCAAGGGAATTTACAGCAGCGCTGTTGATGTTAATGGCAGCGGTGAATTCCTCACAGATAGCGGGAAGGAGTTAATCGACGAGCTCATTTCTGAGCTGGTGGAGTTCGTCAAAAAACAAAAAGTGGAGGCTCCGAAAACAGAGGGTCATGAAATGGAGGCTGATGATGACACTGACAGCGATACGAATTCCTGAGTGGGTTCACCTCAAAGCGGCGCACGTTTTAAGCCAGTTCAGGGCCCGGAGGATTCACCCCTGTCGTATGCACGGCTCCGGGAATTTTAGCCTCAAGGTTAATCACCGCTGGCGGCTACTCTCCCGCGATGGCGGTAAGAACTGGGAAGTAATGAGTCACGAACGATACAGCAAAGTTAAGGATCGGAAATGAACGATAAACGCACCGTAAGCATGATTGACCTGGCATTACAGAAACACGATACGCCAGTTGGCCCACTGTTCGTGGCAGTGCGCCACGGTCGTATCAAAAAATGCTTCACGCGAGATACGGCGATCCGATATCTGGCTTTCTTCATGACCACCGAGGCTTTTGAGCGTTCGGGTTTTCCGCAGCGTCACCCGCCGATACGTATTGATCGCGATGACAGAGAGGTATGGCGAGACGGGGAAACAAAGGCTGAGTATCTTGCCGCCCACCAGCGCTGTGTACGCCGTTTGCGGCGCATCCTGGCACGCAAGCGCGCAATGGAAAAATGGTGCGAGAAATGGGATGCGATGCATGACCGCTTCGTTAAAGAAGTCGATGCACTGCAGGCCATAAAACCAGAAGGAGTGCATTGATGGTTGATTCAGCCTTTACCCCGGAGCCGACATCAACCGGCATCCGTTTTGGTAACCGGGTCATTGGTTATTCTGGTGCGGTTCGCCAGCTCGACAACGGTAACTATGACAAACGAATTCCTGATGGATTAGATCTGCTGGCTTGCATTATGGAAGCGATTGAAAGCGGTTGGTTTACCCCAGGCATTGAGAAGGAAATCATCATATGGCGCTGGATGCTCGTCGCCATCTTCATTACTGAGGAGCAGGGAAAGAACGGTACCGTTGAAGTTGCCAACGATTCTGGTGGCTTCGACATCGGTGTTATCTACTCCGGACAGCACGGTTCAATCAGTGTTTATCCTGCGCCAGAGAGATTCGCACTCGCAACCAATGTGGAGGGGATAGCCATTGAGAAATACGGTCAGGAACTCGGTCAGCAGATGGCGCTGCGCATGTACATGGACATGTTAGAGGCGGATCCAGTAAACGGGCTTCGACTCTCCAAAATGGGGCGGGAGGGTTTCAATCTCCTGCATGACAGCTTTATCGAACATATTCAGAAAGAAGGTATGCCAGACATACCAGTAATGCACTGAGGAGGGTTAACAATGCACAAATTTATTGTCGAGACTAACAATCTGAACACAATCAGCGATTGCCTGCAGCAGCTTGTTAACGCTGAAGAAGCGCAGCTCAGTATCGAAGAACAGCTGGCGAGATCTAACAGCAGCAGTGACTGGAGTACATGGCGTAAAAAAGCTGAGAACGCGCTACGGGTGATCAAAGGTAAGCGCCGTATCATCACAGCACGTCTGGCAGTACTGCGTCATGACGAAAAAGAACGCAACCTGCAGCTGCACCAACAGCAAAATGATTTTCTTGTTCAGGCCCTGCGCGAAATTGTAACGCCCTCTTCTTTTGCACGGTGCGTGCGTCTGGCTAAAGAGAAAGTGGAGGAGATCCATGCAAACCAGTGCTGACATCGTTCTTCTGGTACCGAATGACTGGGTTAGCGAAAAGGTTCTGATTGCGGTTACCGGGCTCAAGCCCGGTACCATCACCCGGGCCAGAAAAGAATCCTGGATGCTTGGCCGAGAGTATCTGCATATTTCACCAGATGGTAATCCCAAGCCATCAAGCGAATGCATGTACAACAGGAAAGCCGTTGATCAGTGGATCGAGGCTCAGAAAAAAAATCAACCAGGTGCGAAGACAGCATGAAAAGCAGTACACTCGTCAACGCTCCTGGACGTCAGGAGGGATTAATGGCCAATACATCATACCCGACAGGCGTCGAAAACCACGGCGGTTCACTCCGCGTATGGTTTGTATATAAAGGCAAAAGAGTCAGGGAAAACCTCGGTGTCCCTGATACTGCCAAAAATCGCAAGATTGCCGGTGAGCTTCGTTCTTCGGTTTGTTTTGCGATAAGGATGGGGAATTTTAACTATGCGGAAAAGTTCCCTAACTCACCGAACCTTGCCCGGTTCGGTCAGGATAGTAAGGAAATTACTGTGCTGGAACTTACCAAAAAATGGTCAGAGCTGAAGCTGATGGAAATCAGCTCAAACACCATGAGTAGGTACGAATCCATCATAAAAAACATGCTTCCGCGCATCGGCGAAAAAAAAATGGTTTCTGCAGTGACCACTGAGGATTTGCTGTATGTGAGGAAGGAGTTGCTGACGGGTTTTCATGTGATGAAGAAGGATCACCGGACACAAGTAAAAGGCAGGAAGTCGTCCACGGTGAATAATTACATGATGCTGATGGCCGAGATCTTCCAGTTCGGAACTGATAACGGTTATGCAAAGGAAAACCCGTTTAGCGGAATTAACAGACTCAGGAAGGCTAAAGACGAACCCGATCCACTCACGTCAGACGAGTTCATCAGGTTCATTCAGGCATGTGGCCACCAGCAGATGCGTAACCTCTGGACCGTTGCCGTTTATACCGGAATGAGGCATGGGGAATTATGTGGTCTTGCATGGGAAGATATCGATCTCACTGCGGGTACCATTACGGTTAAACGTAACCTGACCCAAACGTATGAGTTCACCCTGCCAAAAACCGAGGCAGGCACTGACAGGGTGATTTATCTCATACAACCAGCTATTGATGCCCTGAGGGATCAGGCCCAGTTGACACGCCTTGGCCGGCAGTATGAGGTTGAAGTGAAATTGCGTGAGTATGGACAGTCCGTCATACAACCCTGCACTTTCGTATTCAGCCCTCAATGCGTCAAACGTGGACCTCGAACAGGATATCACTACGCTGTTAATTCCATTAATAAAATTTGGGGCCCGATAATCAAGCGCGCCGGTATTCGCTACCGTAACGCGTACCAGTCACGGCATACCTATGCGTGCTGGTCATTATCAGCTGGTGCTAACCCAAACTTTATAGCAACTCAGATGGGGCATACCGATGCTCAGATGGTTTACAAGGTGTATGGAAGGTGGATGTCAGAGAAGAGCGCCGAACAGGTTTCTCTGCTCAACCAGGCGCTTTCACGCTTTGCCCCATCACTGCCCCAAAGCATGGTAGTAGCGCAGTAGTAAACCTTAAATTCAAGTGGTTAGCTGTGGTATCGCTACATTTTTATAACACGGGGCACGAAATGCCCTCGACCATAACTACAGCTTATGTTGTGATCGGGGTTCAATAAATCGCTAAACAAGGTATACTCCAGCGGTTTCTGTAGTTGTTTATTGTACTAAACGCTCCTGTGAGAGGATGCTACTGCGCACCTATGACTCAATTCGCTTCTCCTGTTCTGCATACGTTGCTGGATACCGATGCGTATAAACTGCATATGCAGCAAGCCGTTTTCCACCATTATTATGATGTTCATGTTGCGGCGGAGTTTCGCTGCCGGGGCGACGACTTGCTGGGTATCTACGCAGATTCCATTCGTGAACAGGTCGATGCTATGCAGCATCTGGCTCTGCGGGACGATGAATACCAGTGGCTTTCTGGCCTCCCCTTCTTCAAAGCCGACTATCTGAACTGGCTGCGTGATTTCCGCTATAACCCGGCGCAGGTGACTGTCACCAACGATAACGGCAAGCTGAACATCCGCCTGGAAGGCCCATGGCGTGAAGTGATTATGTGGGAAGTGCCGCTGCTGGCAGTGATCAGTGAGCTCGCCCACCGCTACCGCTCGCCCGAAACAGGCGTTGAACAGGCCGTCGCGTCGCTGGAAAACAAACTCGTTGAGTTCTCGCAGCTGACTGAAGGGCTGGATATGTCCCGCTTCCGCCTGATGGATTTTGGTACGCGCCGTCGTTTCTCTCGCGAAGTGCAGCAGGCCATCGTTAAGCGTTTACAACAGGAGTCCTGGTTCGTTGGCACCAGTAATTACGATCTGGCACGCCGCCTGAATCTGACGCCGATGGGCACCCAGGCGCACGAATGGTTCCAGGCACATCAACAGATTAGCCCGGACCTGGCTACCAGCCAGCGTGCTGCACTGGCGGCATGGCTGGAAGAGTATCCAGACCAGCTGGGGATCGCGTTGACCGACTGCATTACGATGGATGCCTTCCTGCGCGATTTTGGGCCAGAATTTGCCACACGCTATCAGGGCTTACGCCATGATTCCGGGGATCCGGTAGAATGGGGTGAGAAGGCCATAGCCCATTACGAAAAACTGGGTATCGACCCGATGAGCAAGGTATTGGTCTTTTCCGATAATCTGGATTTAGCCAAAGCGGTCGAGCTTTATCGTCATTTTTCTTCCAGGGTTGACCTGAGCTTCGGTATTGGCACCCGTTTAACCTGTGACATTCCCCAGGTGAAACCTCTGAACATTGTCATTAAACTGGTGGAATGTAACGGCAAGCCGGTAGCGAAACTCTCCGACAGCCCGGGCAAAACCATCTGTCACGACAAAGCCTTTGTGCGCGCGTTGCGTGAGGCCTTCGACCTGCCTCAGGTTAAAAAAGCAAGCTAA